TCTATTTGAATTTTTATATTATCATCTATTCTGTATTCTTTGGCATATGTTCTACACTTCTCAATATTCTGAATATGTTTTCTAACATTGAGATAATATTCTTTATTGTATTTCCTCTTATCTCTTTTGATTATTTTCTTCTTTTCTTCATCATAGTATTCTTTGTTTAAATTCATCTATATTATTAATTTAGAAAAAATAAATATATAGATTTATTATATATAGTATGGAAGAAACAATTTTATATGACTTATACAAATTATTAAAAGAAGATATGGAAAAAATAAAAATTGAAAATCAAAAGTTAAATGAGGAGATAAAATGTTTGAAAATGTATGTTGATACCACATTTAGGGCTGAAGAGAGAAATTTATATAATATTCGAGAAAGTATAATTTTAAGAGTCCGTGATGATATGGAACAGAAATATCATCTTATGAAAAGAAATTAATTATTAGTTTTATTAATTTAGAAAAAATAAATATATAGATATATTATATAATGGATATTAAACTTTCAAACCAAATTCATAGAGGTTGGGCTGTCTATACTAGGTCAGGTTGTAAGTATTCATCAAAAGTCAAAAGGCTTTTGAATACTTTTGATTTAAAATATAATGTTATTGATTGTGATTATTGTTTTATTTTTCCTGAAATTCAAGAGGAATTCTCTGAATTTCTTGAGAAATTATGCGGGAGTAAATCTCCAGAATTTCCAATTGTTTTCAAAGACTATGAATATATTGGTGGATATAAAGAAACTTTGGATTATTTAAAAAATAAAAATATAGATTAATTATATATAGATGAAATTTCACTTTCCAGAACCAATAAATGAAGGCTACACCATATATTGTAAGACTGCATGTATAAATTGTGAAAAGGCTAAAGGATTTTTAAAAGGAGAAAATAAAAAAGTGAAATTTATTTACTGTGATTTATATTTAGAGGATTCCTTTTGTAGAACGGAATTTTTAGAATTTATTAAAATATTATGTGGATATCCTAATAAAACATTTCCCATGATTTTTAAAGACGGTGAGTTTATCGGTAGTTTTTGGGATTTGTATAATTCGTTTAATGATAATTCTGATGATGAAGAATTCTAATTTTTTTTAATATAATATAATTATATTATGAATAATAATTATATAAAAAATAAAGATAAAATATTAGAATACCAAAATAAATACTACAAAAATAAGAAAGATAAAATATTAGAATACCAAAATAAATACTACAAAAATAAGAAAGATAAAATATTAGAATACCAAAATAAATACAACAAAAATAACAAAGATAAAATATTAGAATACCAAAAGAATTATTATGAAGAAAACAAAAAGAAATTAATTGATTATCAAAAAGAATATTATGAAAAAAATAAGGAAAGATATTCTAAAAATTACGCAAAAAAATATAAACATCTGGATTATAAAAAAAAACTTGAACTAAAAGAATATAACAGATTATATTATTTAAATAAAACTCTATGCAAAAAAAGAGTATATAAAAAGAAAATAAAACAAGAAGGTGAAAATATATATTATGAGCCTTTAACTACAATCGCTAAAGGAAAATTTATAATTGAGTTATAAATAATATCTAAACTTAATATATAATGGAATTTATAGAAGCATTAAATATACCTAAAAGCGATGATTTATATAAATATTCAGATCCAATTCAGGCTCAAATAAATACAAATAAATATTTAGGCAAAGATATAATATTATATAAAAGCACTAATCCAAAAAAGAAATATATGGTTTATGATGATTTTCATGATAAATGGAAACATTTTGGAAGTATGAAGCCGCCATATCAGGATTATTTAAAGCACAAAAATGATAAAAGACAAAAAAACTATTTAGCAAGAGCATCAAATATTAAAGGAAACTGGAAAAATAATAAATATAGTAGTAATAACCTTAGTCAAAAAATACTTTGGAATTAAATGGTAAAAAATAAAAAATATATAGAATAATTAAATTAAAATTACTTAAAATTAAAATCTCATATATAATTATATATAATGGATTATAAGAAATTAGAAGAAGAAAATAAAATGTTAAGAGCGAAATTAGATGATATGAAGAGTTATAAAAAAACATATTTTCAAACAGTTCATAAACATAAAACATATTATTGTAAATGTTGTGATAAAGAAATAAAATATAATTCAATGTGGTATCATAATTTAAGTAAAAAACATTTAGAAAATAAAAATAAAATAGATACTGATATTGATAAATATTATGAAGATAATATAAAATAATTTTTTCAAATAAATAAAAAAAATATATAGATTAATTTTTTTATTTAATAAATTCTACTTAAAGAAAAAAATAATATATATATATATTATATATATAACAAAATGTTTAAGAAAAATAATTTTAAAATCAAAACCGAAGATGAAGAATTATTAGCACTTGATAAGGAATTACAAGAACTCATAAATAAGCCAATCAAGAAAGAAGTAAAACAAGAAGTTAAAAAAGATTTAACAAAATATATAAAGCAATTAAATGAAGATTTAGAAAAAGATTTAAAAGCAGAAGAAGAAAAAGAATATAAAAATTATTATAGAACATTTAAAAAGGCTGTTAAAAGACCAAATGGGACAATATCAAAAACAGTTAAAGCATACTTTGTGAAGAAAGCCAAAAAATTAATTAATAATGATATAACTGTCCAAGAATTAATAAAAAAATACCAAAATAAATTCAGAAAAAATAAATCGTTTGTTCATGGTTATTTGTATGTTGAAGCTAATAAAGATATAAAAGGAAATTATTTTAAAGATTATAATTATGATAATATTCATAGAATTCAATGGGATAGCACACATACAAAAAAATATTCTTTTTGCAAACAATTTAATTTAATATTAAAAGATAGTTTTATCAATGAATATCAAAGACAAAATTTTTATAATGATTTAGATGATAAAAAAAAGTTTATTGAGACTTTTGTTAATCATGTTAAAAATATAGATGATGATTTAGAAAGAGAAATATCACGAATTGAAGAATCTGATGATATTGTTGGATTTAAAATATTATCAGTAAGAAAAATTAATGAAGAATATAAAAAACCTGTTTTAGTGAAAACAGAATTAAAAGCAGATGGATATAATAAAGGTATTAACACTAAATATACTCATTACATGATAAATTTAATGACATCTGATTTAAAAAACATTATTCAATTAAATTATAATGAATACATTCAAAATAATTTTAGACCTAATTCATGTGTATTAACCGCAATTATTAATAAATATTATGATAGATTCAATAGAAAGAAATCAAATGGAAAAAGACATTATAAAGAATTAACCTATGATTATTTATGTGAAATATTAGAATTAGAAAATAAACCTGATAATATTGGATGCACAATTGAAAGAGCAATTGAAAAATTCTTTAAACGGTTTGAATTTACTGGTATTTATATTTATGATAGTTTTATGAAATTAGATACAAAATTTATCGCTAATCCAAATAATAAAGATTTAGCAACCATGAGAGTAATGGTAAAAGATGGACATATGTATGAATTAACTGATAATATTTCTCGTTTAAAACAAGTATCATCAGATGATGAAGAAACCAAACAGGAAATATATGTTAATAGTAAATATAACATTATGGATTTTAAAAGTGATATTAAAGAATATTTCGCAGAAACTGAATCAGATATTTTAAAAATCTTAAAAGAAGAAGCATCAAAAGAAAATGTCAAAGAAATTAAAATAATTTATAAACCATGCATTAAAAATCTATTATTTAAATTAATTCACGGTGGTTATATGCCAAAAGTTGGATTTGATACAGCATTATATAAAATTGGTTTGTATTTAAATAATACTATGATTCAGATTGTTCAAGCCAATAATAATCCTGTTTTTGGTCAATTAATAAATTATGAAAATTTACAAGAATATCAAGCTTATGAAAATGCATATGAAAAATTTTATAGTTCTATTGTTAGAAAAGAATATTTATCAGATTATCACCCATCAATTATAGCCATTGATGAATATTATAGTATAGGTAATGTTTGTGGTCATTTTGGAGAATTAGATAATAAGCCATATGATGGATTAGATGAAAATAAAGCCTATACAGAATGTTTAATGAAAATTAAGAAAATTCCTATCTTTAATTATTTTGATGTGTATAGAAAATATGCTAATGAACCTATTGAAGATTTATCTCAATATATTATAGAAGTATTATCTTATACACCAAGAACAGCAATTATATTTCCTCAAAAATATACTAAAACATTCGGATATATTTTAAATCAAGTTGATATTAAATATAAAATTTTGTATGTGAGAAAACCATTAAATATTGAAGAAGTAGATTTTGAAAAGCCAGTTAAGGAGTTATTTGAAATTAACGATAAATATGATGATGATTTTGGTTTATATGAATTATTCAGACTTGATAAAATCTCAATACAAATGAAAAAGGCAATTTCAAATATTACAACTGGATTATTAGAAAAGAAAATAAATAGAGGTGAATTATCAAAAATATTCGTTGATTATAATGAAGCAAAAATGTATCAAGATTTATATTCAGGTAAAATGTTATCTATATCACAAGATGATTCAGAAGAAAATTCATTATTTATTGTAAAAATTAAAGAAGAAAAAGTTTTAGAAAATGGATTCTTACCAGTAAAAGAAATGATATATTTAAATCAAAGATTAAAATTATTAAATCAGTATGACAAGATAAGAAAATTAGGATTAAAAGTAAAAGGTATTAAAACAGATTGTATATTTTATGGTGAAACAAAAGAAAGAAATTCAAACAAAATTATTAAATCTAATTTCCCTATGTCGTCTAATATTGGTGAATACAAACTAGAAACTAAAAAATATTTACCATTTACCCCAATTATTGTTGAATTAAATGATTTGTGTAATGTTCGAAATATTGATGATAAAATAATAATTCCAAATTTTGAACATATTAATATTAAAACTTTTAATGATGAATATGACACAAATACTATTAATGAATATTTAAAAACACATAACAGAGTTTTAATTAAAGGATTATATCCAGGTGTAGGAAAATCAACATTAGCCAAAAATTATGATAAGAATGCTTTATTTATTAGTCCTTATAATGTATTATGTCAAGAAATGAGATCTGATAATTATGATGCGAAAACATTTGCGAAATTATTTGGGTTGTTTTGTTTTGATAAAGACATGAAAACTAAGGGAACATTAAATATTGATGAATATAAAACCATTGTATTTGATGAAATATTTTTATATACTCCTTCTGAATTAAAAAGAATTTCCCAAATTATGAATCAATACCCAGAAAAGAATTTTATTGCGACAGGTGATTCAGACCAAAGAGAACCAGTTGGTTTTAAGAATTCAGAATATTTAAACCAATCCCTTAATATTTTATTTAAAGACCAAATACTATTATCAGTAATTAAAAGATTAGAATCAGAAGAAGATAAAATTAAATTGATAGGATTAAAAAATGATGTTTTAAAATCTAATATGTCAATTGAAGAAATTTGTGATAAATATAATTTAAATAAAGTATATTCACTAGATGAAGTTAAAACCAAATTAAATATTTGCTTTTTTAGATATAGATGTGAATTGATTAATGATATAATACATTTTCAAGTATTAAATAAAACTGCTAAATTTGAAGTAGGACAAGAAATAGTTTGCAAGGAATACGAAAGAAAATTAAAACTCCATCCAAACTATAGATTTAAAATTATCAAAATGAAAAAACAAGATGTTGTTATAAAAGATGAAGTTGATAATATTGAATACAAAATAACACCACAAATTTTATTAAAACATTTTAAATTACCATATGGTTTAACTTGTGATTCTGTGCAAGGATTAACAAGAAATGAACCTACAACTATTTTTGATGCTGGTTGTGCTTATGTAGATAGGAAATATTTATGGACTGCATTAACAAGAGTAAAAAAATTAAATGACATTTCAATATTTATCCATTCAAAAGAAGAATTAGACAGAATGTTAAAAAGCAGAATCCAATTATATTTTAAAGAAAAAGTTTTATCTTATAAATCACAAGATAGAAAAGCAGAAAGAGAATTTATAGATGAAGAATTTATTGATGCTAAATGGATTACTGAAGAACTTGAAAATAATAAATGTTGTAGATTTTGCAAATGTTATTATGAAATATTTTTTAATGAAGATTCTTTTATAGTATCAAATTTAACAGTTGATAGAATTAATAATAATTTACCACATGTTAAATCAAATTGCCAATTATGTTGTCATCACTGTAATATTACTAAAGGAAATAGATATTAATAATTTAATCTAAAATAATAATATATGGAAGATTTTAAAAAAATATTTTACGATAAAAAAGAAGGCTTAACTAATATAAATAAATTATATGAAAAAATTCATCAAATTAATCCAAGGTAAAAGAGAACGTAAGCCAAGAGCATTTAATAATTAATTTTTTCCAATTTTTACCTTTCTTAGCGTTGATTTATTAACTTTTACTTTTGGTTCTAATGCTAATGTTTTACTTCTTGTTTTAATTTTTACATCTACTGGAGGAGGTGGAGAAGCATTTATAAATATTTCTTCAGGGTCATTATCTGAATCTTCTTTCTCTTGAACTTTTATTTTTGGTTTTCTTCCTGCTCTTTTTTTTACTTCATTATATCTACCCCAATTTTGATTATAATCTTTATGTCCTTCTCTTACTTCTTGGATTTTTTTATTAATTTCATTTAAATCAGTGGTATAATATAGGTGGTCAGATTTATTTTTAACACTCAGTTTATATTCATCATTTTTTGGACTAACCCATAATCCTGACACTATATTAAATAATTTTCCTTTTTTCAATTCTTTAAAATTATTAGTAATAACTTTCCTACCGTTGATATATTCATCCTGAGGAGTTGTTAATTTACCATCTTCAGTTTTTAATAAGTTTGGTGTTTTATCATATTCTAATAATTCATCCTTTGTATTTAAATCATCATATGGAAGTTGTTCAAAAAAATGTCTTCTCACTAACATATTTTCTGGTTCTGTATTAGTACTCGGGTTATCATACATTGCATAATCAATATATTTTTCTGTCACTGATTCATCATCATCTGTTTTATATTTGTTAGCTTTAACTAATTGTTGTCCATTTTGATTTCTATCTTGAAATCCACTTGTAATTTGAGGATAGTTTCTATTTTTATCTTTTTCACTATCAAGAACACGATAAGCAGGGTTATTTTGACTAACTAAATTATTATATTTCAGTAATAACTGTTCATATTCATTTTGAGATTGTGAATAATATGGGTCTTGGACAAATTGCCTTATATAATTACCTCCTGATGATGGAGCAGCACTATAAGCGGGTAAAGTTTTAATATTAGATTTTTTAGCATTAGAACCAGTTGTCTTTTTAGATTGGTCAATATGAATTTTAATATTAATATTTTTATTTTTAATTTGCTTTTTTGTGTTTTTTGTTATCTTCTTTTTAACCATTTATATAATATATTGTGAAATTATTTTCTAATTTAATATTATTATGGGTAAAAAAAAAACTATAGAAAAATTAGAAAATATTGAAAATCCTACAGTCTCTACGGATTGTATTGATGATAATGAACCTTTACAAGCAGAAAAAATACCAGTAAAACCAATACTACCACCTACACCAGAACCTATACAACCACCACCAACACCAGAAGCACAATCACAATCTAAACCTAAGAGAAAACAAACAGAAGCACAAAAAGAAACCACAGTTAAAATGCGTCAAAAATTAATGGAAAAAAGAGAACAAAATAGATTAGAACGTGAAAGATTATTAGAAATAGAAAAGAAATATTTAGAAGAAAAGGTTGTTCAAAAGGCAATAAGTATTAAAAAGAAACAAATTAAAAAGCAGCAAGTTTTAGATGAAATTTCAGATGATGATACACCAATTGAACAATTACCAATTAAAAGACAGCCACAAAGAAATTATCAATATCAACCACCACAACCACAACAACCAAAAATAATATTTGTATAAAAAATATTTTAAAAATAAAAAATATTTTGAAAATAAAAAATATTTTAAAATAAAAAATATTTTGAAAATAAAAATTATTTTAAAAAAAAATAATTTTCTCAATATAATTATATATAATGATTCCAAGAAAATCCAAATCTTATGATTTTAATTTTTTAAGTGAAAATGATATAAATAATAATAGATGTACATTAGAAGGTTTAGAAAAAGTAAGCCCATATTTAAATAAAAATAATGCAGAAACATATAAAATATATTTAGCATCAAGACCAGATTTAGGGGAAACAGTTAAAGAATATTATTTAAATTTAATTAAAAAATTAGAAAAAAATCAACAAAGAGAAATTAACGAAGCTTTAACAATTTTAAAAGATGTATCAGAATATCAAAATTAATTTTATTATGTATTGTAATTATATATAATGGAAACTTTCACAGAAACTAAAATTATAAATTTAAATTCAAAAAATAGTATAAAAAATAATTCAACGTTTTTATCTAATGTGTTTTTCCCATTTAGTGGATTATTAAAAGATGATGATGATAGTAATATTATTGAAAGATATATAAGTATTCTAAATGCTCAAATTCCATTTAGTTTTTATAATATCAATATTTATAATAATATATTAGTAATTCAGATTATAAGCACCTTATATACTTTAACATTAACTAGGGGAAATTATAACGCTACATCATTAATTACAGAAATACAAACTCAATTAACTGCTAATGCTATTACTGATTTAACATTATCAATATCTTCAACCACTGGACTATTAACATTTACAAAAACTACGGGTTCATTTTCTATAAGGACATCAGGTTCAACAATTTATGAAGTCTTAGGTTTTGTAGTAGGAACAAATTATAATTCTGTGAGTAGTAAAATAATTGCTCCATATCCTTTAAATTTATTAGGAACATTAAGATTAAGAATTTGTTCTTATGAATTATCTACGAATAATATTGATTTTTGTTTAATTACTTTACCTATTGAAACGGGAAATTTTGGATTAATACAATATACAAATATAACAAATATTAAAGCAACTTTAAATAACACGTCATTAGATGGATTTGATATATCAATTATAGATGATGATAATAATTATATTAATTTTAATAATATTAATTGGACTATGACATTTGTATTAACTTTAATTAGAAGAAGACCAAATATAAGCACAACTAAATTTAATGAAATAATTAAACAATATCAAGAAATACCAGTTGAAGAAATACCAGTTGAAGAACCCCAACAAATCCAAGAATCCCAACAAGTTGAAGAAATACCAGTTGAACCAGAACAAAATAATATAAGTAATGAATTTGAACAACCTATTACGGATGATTTAGATTTATTATTATACAATACACACGGAAATATAATATAGTTGAAAATAATAAATATTTCTTTTATAATTATATATAAACAAATTAAATGTCAGTTATTTTACCATCAAGTGTAAATTATAGGGAAACACTACCAGCATTACCAGAAGGGGTACAGAGTATAAATGTGGCGACATCACCAGTAAACGGTCAAATTTTTTCAAGCGGACAGCAAATTATCTTCGATTTTTTAAATCGCGGAATGTTGGTACCCGATAGCATTTATATAAGTTATACTTACACTAACACTAAAACTGATGCAACACATGTTACAAGTTTAATAGGATGTCCAGTATATTCCAGTTTTTCGAGAGTTGATGTACAAATTGGAAGTATGACAGTCGAATCAATAAATAATTATAACATATTAATGAATATGTTGAGCAATTTAACTTTGTCAGTGTCGGACAAGTATGGATTACAAACTGCTTTCGGTTATAGAGGTCCAACTAATACTCCAAATGAACCCGACACACCGTCTCTTGAACAATTCGATGGTGCCGTATGGCAAGCAGGATTAGGCCCGACACAAACAGGCTCTTTTAGTGCTCCCTTAATGACAATGATCTCAAATTCAGAGAAAATGCTTCCTCTGTTCGCGATGCCACAGCTGAGATTGATTTTAACAGTTGATTCAATTGAAAATATGTTTTTATATACTGGAGTCTTAACAAGTCAGAAACCTGCTAATTGGCAGTTATCTAATGTTGAATTAAGATATAAGGTAGTAGATATGGGTGGAAATGTTGAAGAAATTATAAGAGGTATGGGCGAAAAAATTTATATTAAATCGCAATCATTCGCTACTTCTTCAAATACTCTCAATGGAGGCACACCAGCAGGTTCGTATGAATTAATATATAATATGAGATTTGCCTCAATTAAATCACTTTTTGCAATTATGGGAAATGGTATAGGAAATAAACAATTTGATTCAGTAGATTTGTCAAATTCTACGGGAGATTACTATTTTATAGTGGGGGGTCAAAATTACCCGCAAAAACCATTATCAGCACGAACAAATAAAGCAGGAATACTGCAAGAATTAAGACAAGCTATAGGAAGTATTTATGACAAAAATAACTCATTATCTATTAATACACTTGAATTTGGTCGTTCAACAACAGCAGCCGACACAACTATACATACTCCTGGTAAATTTTATGTAGGGGTTAGTGTTGAGAAAATTAATTCAAACTCACTCTTGACGGGAATTTCGACGCAAAACAGCCCTCTGTCATTTCGAATTTCTACGGGTGGTTCAATAGGTGCTAACGCTTCCACAATAACATTATGTGTTAATTATGATGCTTTAATTGAAGTTGATTTAGTTAATCGTCAATGTTCTGTGAAAACATAAAAAATTATATCAATTTAATATATAGAATGATAAAAATTAAGATTAATGAAAGTCCTAATATTACCCCATGCAAAATGTTATGTGATGAATGCTTACATGAAAAATTAAATAATTATGATATGACAACTTTTATGAATTCACATGAAACAAATTTATTTATTGGAAAACCAAAAAGCGGGAAAACATCTCTATTATATTCATTTTTTAAAAGTCCTAAATTATTTAGAAAGGTATTTCACAATATATTTTTATTTCAACCATCGCACTCAAGACAATCTATGAAAGATAATTTATTTGGGAAAATACCAGATGAACAAAAATTTGAAGAATTAAATGAAGAAAATTTACAAGTGGTTATAAATGTAATTAAAAGCGAAGACAAAAAATATAATAATTGTATAATATTTGATGATATGACGGCATATTTAAAAAATCATGAAACATTAAAATTATTTAAGGAATTAATATTTAATAGAAGACATTTAAGAACATCAATATTTTTTTTAGTTCAGACTTGGTATTCAGTCCCTAAAGAAATTAGGAAATTATTTTCTAATATATTTATATTTCGTGTAAGTAAGCAAGAAAATGATGCTATATATTCAGAAGTTATAGAAGATAAAGTAAAATATCAAAATGAAATATCAAAATTAGTTTATAATGAACCATTTAAATATTTATTTGTTAATTTAAATTCTCAAAGATTTTTTGACGGATTTAATGAATTGTTGTTTGATGATGATGAAAATAATATATAATGTTAATATATATATATATTAATGGTTTTCGGATTAAACAAAGCTCAAAGAGGAGTGAATCAAATGTTTTCAAAGGGTCAAAATGTAGCCTTAAAAGTTTCTAAAGGATTAGGTAAAGCGGCTGATGTAGTTCATAAAGGTGCAGTCGTAGTTCAAAAAGTAGGTGAAGCAACAGGAATAGCAGAATTAGAAGGAGCGGGAAAAGCTGTAGCCATGGGAAGTGGTAAATTAGAAAAAGTATTAGATAAAGGTTCTAATAAATTAGAAAAAGTTGTTGAGAAATCTGAGAATATTCAAAATAAAGTTAATACTAAATTCGATAAAGCTCAAGCCAAAATAGATGATACATTACAAAGAGCAAAGAATATAAAACAGATTGTTAAAACTGATGGACGAGATGTGGTAAATGATGGAAAAAAAATATTTGGAGTTGCATAAAATTTTAATCTAAATATAATATATAAATGAATTTTCCAAAAGATTTACAAAATGATTTAAAATTTAATAATAAAAAACCTTATACAATAGTTCTCAATTCTACTACTAAAAATTCAGGTGGTTCCAATACTTTTGCTACATATACTTTTGACTGGAATGTTCTACCTGACCAACCTTATAACGTTTATTTTCAATTTGTTGCAACTGATCATAGTACTTATGCGGCTGCAAATGTTCCCGCTGCTCAAATTGTTATAGACTTAGGACAATCAACTAATACATTTGCTACTTTATCAAATCGGCAAAGTGCTTCAACAAGTAATTATTTAGGAAGTTTAAGAAAAGCAGTTTCATCAGGTAATAATTTTTATCTATATGCTAATAAAAATGATAATCCTCCTATTTATATTAGTGGACATCCAACTAATAATAGATTTTCAGTTTCAGTATTAACAGACCAAGGTTTAGGTTATGATAATTCTTCATTAGTTTCTTATATTTTAACATTATATTTTGAACCAGTATAAATTTTTTTATTTTCTAAATAAAATATATAGATATTTTATAATGACAAGTTTGAATAATAAATATACTAATAACCGTTCTATGAATGGACTAATTAATATTTACGCAGATAATATTGAGGCTACGAATTCAACCATAAATGATACATTAATCGTTGATGGTAAAGATATAAACACTGTAGCCAATCAAGTTGATACAAATAAAATTAATTTAACAGGTATTACATATACAGCAACACCAGTACCTACGACAAATATTTCAAATAAATTAATTGTTTCTTCTATTGATGCTACTAACACATCAGTTTTCAGAGCAAATCTTAATGTTTTAGGGACAGGAACAATTTTCGGACCAATGCAGGTTGACAGCACTATAAATATAAATGGTAATTTTAATTCTTTTGGTACAACAAATAAATTTAATAATGACCTTGAAGTATCAAAAATATTATATGTTGGTAAAAATAGCACAACTCAAATATCTTCTGTTGATGTCAATGGAACAATATATATAAGAGACCCAAGTGATCCAAATAATGTTTATATGCGAATATATTATGAACCAGCACTATACGGATTTACTTTTAGTTCGGAGATTGGAAGATATATGAATTTTAGATTGAAAAAACCAGGTGGCGGATATGATTTATTTTATTTTTCATCAGGACAATTATATGCTTCAATGGGTGTGTATGTAGATAATTGGTTGAATGTTTCATTTAATAAACAATTAACATTAGGAGATAATAATGGTTCTGTTTATTATGGTTCATCAATTTCTTATATTCCTTCATCAGGTGTTACGGATGGCTTAGTAATTATTAATAAAGGATTTTTAAATAGTACTGCTTATTATACAAATTTTAAAAATGTTGATTTAACTAATACAGAAGTTTTCGTATTTAGAATGAATTATAATAATATTTGGTCAAAAGTTCCTCATACTATGGAATCGACTTTAACATTATCAGGAAATTTAATAGCAAATTCAATAAACATAACACCTATCCAATTATCTTATTTATCAGGTGTTACATCAAATATACAAACTCAATTAAATAATAAACTTAGTTTAACTGGTGGTACAATTACAGGTACATTAGTTGCATCAGGTACAACAAATTTAGATACTACATATATTAATGGAGCATTGACAGCATCTTTTTATTCATACTTTAACAATGATATTAATATAACTGGTTCAGCCAAAATTATTGTGAATAGTACAATAGGAATAACTCAAAATCAATTATCATATTTATCAGGTGTTTCATCAAATATACAAACTCAGTTAAATAATAAACTTAGTTTAAGTGGTGGAACTTTAACAGGTGATATAACTTTTTCAGATAGTTCAGTTCAATCAACCGCATATACTACGGCAGATGATACAAAATTACAAGCAATAGGAGGAATAACAACATCAACAGTAGTAGGAAACACCAATTTAGTAACAGGTAATATTTTAAGTTGTGGTTCAATGACTTTAACTCCAGGAACTTATTTGATAACCATCAATGCTTACTTAAATGTGATAACTGGAACTACTACAATTAATGGTATGGCAGCGGCTTTCAGTACATCAGCAACTGCATTTACTCAAGCAATAGGAGCACAACAAGATGGAGGTGGTTTTATTTGGCCTGTTGCATCTGGTTGGAGTTTAAATAGTACTAATCCGGTTATTGTTACTAGCACTACAACTTATTATATGTTAGTAAGATCAACATTTGGAACTGCAGCTAGGCTAAGATTTTTGAGCAGTAATAGTGCATTTACAGCAACGAGAATTGCATAATATATTTACATTGAAAAATAATATCTATATATAATTTATATATACCATGGAGAACGATCCGCTACCATTTGTAAAACCCTGCAATTCTTTATTAATTAAAATTAAACAAGATAAAATAGTGGGTATTTTAACTTTAAAACTAAGAAATATTCAAAATTTAGAATTAGTAAAAGAAAGTTTGGAATTATTAAAATTTGCATGTTTAATAGTTGAGAACTTACTAAACGGGAAAAAGTATAAAGATAAACTTGTTGTTAAAGATATTATTTTTTTGGCATTTGAAAAAGTCTTCGGTAATACTAATTTTAACCGTGATAATATTTCAAATCAAATTCAATTTTTATATGATAATGAACAAATAATACCGAGTACAGTATCAAGCAAAATATATAAAACTGTTGAACATTGGTTATCAAGGAAAAAAAAAAGATTATCAGCATAATTTATGATAACATACAAGATGCAATAATAAATATCTGTGTTAATAAAGCCAGTGATTCAACTTCATTGATAATCCCAAATTTTGGAATAACAAAATTAATGAACTTACCAATTATAGAACTAATGTTTAAAATGAAGTTTATGATAACAGTAATAATAATTTTAATATAATAATTTATTTTCTTAATCTATTATATACATGAATTTTATTAATATACAACCAAAACAAATTAATTTATTGGCACATAAAATCTCCGTTAAAGTTTTACATTTAGAATTAAATAATAATGCTATTATAAAAGTAGAATCATTTTCAGAAAGTAATGAATTATTACAAACGAAGCAATTTATATTAGATGGTCCAGATTATCAGAACTGGTATAATGACGATTTCTTAATTCAATATGTTTGTAATAAATACGGCTATATTCTTCAATCCTAATCGAGATGTAATTTCTTCCAAATATTTTTATCTCTCTGCCCAAATAACAAATTTTTTTATTTTCAAATATTTTTTATTTTTAAAATATTTTTTATTTTCAAATATTTTTTTATTTTTAAAATATTTTTTATTCTCAAATATTTTTTATTTTCAAAAAAATTTTTATTTTGGGATTAAATTTTATTCTTAAAATATTTTTTTTTTCAAATATTTTTTTATTTTTAAAAATTTTTTTATTCTCAATTATTTTTTATTTTCAA